AAAGAAGCCACTGGTAATAATTCTACTGCACATAGAGAAGCTAATCAAAGCTATGGTATGTGGATGGTTCCGCCTACACTGGATGTACAGGTTATCTGTGGATTTATCAATGGTAATGTTAAAATGGGTATCTGGTGGGCAGTGCTGCCACAAGATGGTCATACACATTCGTTGCCGGGCGTAGCATCTGGTAGTACACATAACGGTAAAATACGTCCTGTTGGTGAGCGTAACCGACATAATACCGCAGACAGTCAACAGCAAAACCGTCCTGAGCATCCTATTAGTCATGTAATTGCAGGACAAGGACTAGAAAACGATCTGCGTAGAGGACATACTAATGCTGGACCATTTCGTGCAAGAGATCGCCATCCAGGCTTAGCTTATGGTATACTAAGTCCTGGACAGCATAGCATAATGTTAGATGATGGGCCAGATGGTATCAGCGGTGGTGTTCGTCTACGATCAGCACGCGGCCATCAGATTCTCATGCATGACGAAGGTAAGTTTATCTATATTGTCAACCAAAATGGATCCGCTTGGATTGAACTTGATGAAAAAGGCAATATTGATTTTTATGCTGCTGGAGACTTTTCAGTACATGCACAGAAAAATATTAATTTTCACGCTGGTGACAATTTTAATGTTCAAGCAGCTAACGATATCAATGTTAATGCAGTTGGATCTATAAAAGCTGAAGCCTGCGAAATATTAAATTTAACTGGTACCAATGGAACACGAATAACATCTAGACTAGGCTTTGACATCTTAGCAGATGGCAGACTAAGAGCAACTGCACAGAGAATTGACCTTAATGGACCAGAAGCAGTAGCAGCAAATTTACCTGGCGTAAACAGTTTTGTAACTAATACAGGTGTTGGCCGCAGTGTGGCAAGTCGCGTACCTGAACGAGAACCCTGGGGAGGCCACGGGCGTAATTCCGGCGGAGAACCTATTACTACTCCCACTGGCAGAAATGATGCTGCACTTGGCAACACAAACATTGAGCCAATACCTGAAAGCTACAATGTACCACCAGAAAGCGCAGATGCAGTTAATTGTATTCCGCGTGACGAGCTTGACAAAACAGTTATGAGTGATACTGCATTTAACATGATGAAAAGCCGCGAGGCATATCGTGGCATGATGTATTCAGATAACCAAGGTTACAGTGTTGGTTACGGTACTCGCGTTGATATTTTTGGTCCATCAAATCCTAATAGTCGTATCGATCGCAATTTACAAGAAGCATTGGTAAGAGGACCTAGTGAATCTGAAGCACGACAGGCAAGTCGACAAATCACTGATCGACATGTTACACCAGATGTACGCACTAGATTAAAGCAGCAGATGGAAGGAAAAAATGTTTGTATTACACAAGCACAGTTTGATGCACTTTGCATGGCTGCTTATGGAAATCCATCACAGGCAAATAATATGACTGATCAACTAGTAGATGCTGCTGCTAAATCGCCCGACGGTCGCGCTTCCAATGCTGATGTTGCTAGAATCTGGGCAAATTCTCGCTATTCTGATGATGGTAATCAGCGAAACGCTGAAGCGCAGTATGCACTAACTGGAAATGTTCCTCCTGGTGTTAGAATGAAAACTCCAGAGCAGCTTGCAGCCGAAGGGCAAGCTGCAGATCTGCGTGCAGTACGAGATAATCGAGCACAGAATCCGCAATATTCTAGTTGGCGTAGTGAGTTAGGTAATGGACCTCAAACCGGAACCAGAGTTGATCCAGCATTTGGTGCACCTAGTTCAATGCAGAGAGATCAGTATGAACGCAGCTATTATCTCAATAATGGCCAAGCACCACCGGGCAGTAGATATACAGCAGACCAGCTATCATCAAGGTATGGTGCACCACAAACTGGCGGTAACATTGCGCTGATTCGTTCACCAACTTCTATAGGCTTAGGCTAAATCTAAATAACCCGCTATATTTTCTGTTGGTAAATAGAAGATTATGGCAAGAATTGTTTCTAAATTCCGCGGATATAGCAGTGTAGGTACTGGATTTCTAAGTCCAGTGCGCCACGATCTTGATTTGGCCAGACAAGATTTATTAAACCAATTGAATACCAGGTTTGGCGAACGAGTAATGCTACCAAAGTTTGGAACAATTATTTGGAACTTGCTTTTTGATCCACTTGATGATCGCACAGTAAAATTAATAAGAGATGATCTAACCAGAATTATTGGAGAAGATCCTAGATGGCTATTAGTTAACATTAACATCAGTGAAGCAGCAAATTCATTGGACATTGAAATTACTGTTAACTACAAGCCATCAAACCAAACAGTTACATTACCAATTACCTATGACAAAGGGACTAACACACAATGAGCCAAACCAAGCGTTTGAGTCAATTATTCGCAGCAGAAAGTTGGCTTAACAATTATCGCTATCTGGTCAATGCAGATTTCAAAGCTTATGATTTTGAAAGCCTGCGTACAGCAATGCTGAATTATATTCAGATCAACTATCCAGAAGACTTTAATGATTTTATCAACTCTAGCGAATATGTTGCGCTAATTGACTTGATTAGCTTTCTTGGGCAAAATCTTGCTTTCCGTAGTGATCTAAACCTACGTGAAACCTTTTTAGAAACAGCCGAAGTTAGAGATAATGTTCTCAATAATGCTCGTCAACTTGGCTATAAGCCTTTTAGAAATCAAGCTGCAACTGGATTCTTGCGTGTACAAGCAATTACAACTACACAAAACTTATATGACAGTCGGGGACAGAATCTATCAGGACAAACAATTGTCTGGGCTGATAGTTTAAATCCTGATTTTAATGAACAGTTTACGCTAATACTAAATGAAGCATTCAATAAAAATAATCCGTTTGGACGTCCTGTTGCTAGTCTAAACAATAATGGTGTTACTCAGCAAGTCTATGAATTTGCACAACCAGATAGTCGTACAATGGTACAGACATTTACAACTACTGCTAAAAACAACAATTCTTACGAATGCGAGTTAATACCGCTTACAATTAATAATACTACAAACCTCATTGAGGAGCGTACTCCAGATCCTTATGGTTATATGACTGCATTGTTTAACAATGATGGCACTGGGTACTCTAACCGCAGCAACGGTTGGTTCTTTATGTTCAAGCAGGGTAGCTTAAAATTTGATGATTATACACTTAATCGTCGTGTTGAAAACCGTATTATTGATATTGATGCAACAAATGTCAATGAAAAAGATATTTGGGTACAAAATATTGACGGCGAAGGAAGAGTGCTTAAAGAATGGTTGCCAGTTCCAACGGTATCTAGTAACAATATTATTTTCAACAGCATTGACAAGGATAATCGCAACCTCTACGAAGTAGTAACACTCGGTAACGATGCAATTAGTATTAAATTTGGCGACGGTAGTTATTCAACAATTCCAACAGACAGTCTACGAGTTTGGTATCGCCAAAGTGCCAATGAAGATATTGTAATAACTCCTGTGGATATTGAAGGTCTAGAAATAGATATACGCTACACAGATAGCTCAGGAATTGGACAAAATCTAATATTAACACTGGCGTTGACACAAAATACCACTGGGTTTGCCAACGAATCTATTTCACAAATAAAGAATCGTGCAAGTCGCACTGCGGCATCACAGAATCGCATGATCACAGCTGATGACTACAATACCTATCCAGAAGGTAAAGTACCTGATGTAGCTAAAATCAGTGCAATTAATAGAACACACGCAGGACAAAGTGTATATTCTGATCTGCAGGATCCAACTGGAACCTATAGACCAGTTATTATTATTGCTGACGATACATTTTTATATTTTTCAAAGTCAACTAGTGACAACAATATCAGCGACACAAGCGGCACTGGTAAAATCTTTAGATGGCTTGAAAATATACTATTAAAGCGTCCATTGCATCAGTTTTACTATCGTAACTATACACCAATTATAGCTAATTCAGGATTGACGTGGAACCTTATCGACACTACAGTTGGAGCCAGCCACGGCTTTTTAACTCTTGATGGATCAACTCCTGCTCGTGTTGGTCGCGGAACAACAGATGCAAAACTTAGAACAGTTAGAAAAAATACACTAATAAAGACCAATGCTGGAACTTGGCATCGTGTAGTTGACATCTATAGAGAAGGCCTAGGTGTTAGCAAAAATGATGGCACAAATACTGGTCTGCGTGCCAATGGTGAAGGCGCCATTTTTATCACAGGAATTCGTCCTACAACAACAGTAACCAAGTGGTATCCTTCATTACGCACTAATTTTACCGTTAACGAAAAATATAAAATTCAACAGATAATAAAAAATCAATTTAACTTTGGTCTAAGATACGACCATCAACTTGATGTATGGAAAATTATCAATGCTGACGTACTAGAAGAAGATGAGGATTTTGATCATGCACCAGGACAAAGTAACTGGCTAGTTCGTCTAAAACATGACGAACTAACAAAGTCTTGGACCTGTGTGTATCGTACTGAAATAGCAGCGTTTGGCAGCGAATCACAGTTAGTCTTTCATAATCAACGATTTGGTATAGCACTTGATCAAGTTACACGCCGACAGATTAAGGACAGTGTGGAATTTCTAACAACCAACGAAGGTATTAACGAAAAGGTTGTACTTGATGTTGCTGACTATTTTGTACTTGATGATGGACGATATGATCCAAAGCGTGTACAACTTTGGCTTCCGGGTCTAAGCGACAACCTAGTACCTGAAAATCCTGAACTATTTGATAAAATTGTTACACCAGATGTCGACATGGTTAACCTACAACAGGTTGAGTATAGTGATGCTGCTGGACAGTTTACAATAAAACCAATTGCTGAAGATGATACCTTAGCCACACCAATTGCTGAAGATGTTCCAGGTCGGCAGATGCTAAAGGTACAGTATAATCATGTACCATTAAGAGATAACCGTGTTAATGCAGCAACTACAAACATTGTTGATATGTTTGTACTAACTTCAACCTATAACAGCAATTACAGAAACTGGATACTAGCAAATCAACTAGGGCAAATGCCATTGCCATTGACATCAAGTGAATTAGAAAATATGATGACAGCAATACTACCATATAAGAGTGTAAGTGACACTGTAGTATTTCATCCAGTCAAGTATAAAGTAGTATTTGGTGCCGGTGCAAGCCTAAATGATCAGTGTACTATTCGTATTACCAAAAGCGATGGTACTAAATCTTCAAATGCTGAAATCCGCAGTCAAGTAATTGCCGCAATTAACGATTATTTTAATGTTGATAATTGGGACTTTGGCGAAAGCTTTTATTTTACTGATATGGCTTCATGGGTACACCGTAAGCTAGCAGGTGCTATTACAAGTATTGCACTTGTGCCAAAGCAAGTAGGTGTCAATCCTAATAGATTTTATCAAATCAAATGCGAAAGCGATGAGCTATTGATTAGTAGCGCAACAGTTAATGACGTTGAAGTCATTACTACACAACAAGTTCCATTACCGCAAGTGTAACCAATGAGCAAAGATCCAAAAAAACTTAACAGTCAAATCTTACTTGATAACACATATCCTAACGAAAAGGATGGTAAAGTTTTTGCGCCATTAGCTGTAGATCTATTACCAGCAGTTTTTCGCACAGATACTAATAAAAAAGTGTTTGGTGCAGTTGTTGAAGATATGTTTCAGCCTAGTGCTATTGAAAACATCAATTATTATGTTGGCAGACCTAGTGGTAGTAGCAAAGTAAAACAAGAACAGCTACCAAGAAAAAATAGTCGTCGCCAATTAGAAACTGGACTTATTATTGACAATGAAAATGCAACACGACTACTAACAGCCGACGATATTGCACTAGCACAGGGCTATTCAGACAGTCACCTAGCAGAACCTGCAGTTCCTGTCAGTGTATTAGACTTGCCAATTAATCCAGACAAGTTTGTTAACTGGAGCAATTATTATTGGCTTGAGCAAGGTATGCCTACAGTTTATATTGTTGGCACTGTGCTTAGTGAAGCCAATAGCATTAATGTTGAAACTGACATACTTGGACGCCAACATTATACATTACCTACACAATTAAATGGTAAAACACTTGAATTAAAAAATGGTATGCGTTTGGTTTTCCTTAAAGAATATCCAAATCGTAATGCTATCAATGGTGATACCAGCGAAACACATATTGCTGACGGTACAAATCAAACAGACTTTTATCATGAAATGACACAGCAATATGATAAAGCTTTACTTGAGATTCGCGTCAATGGTGTGCTAAAAACTAGACTAGGTGCCGGTACTAATCCTGATTTTACCTTTACTGCTGGTAGCATACATTGGCTAGATGGTAAAATACCAACAGCTGGTAGTACAATTACAATTGATCTGCCAGATTACTGGGTATCTACCGAATCAACAAATACTCTGAGTCCAGATCGTCGTTTAGTTAATCGTCGTTGGCAAGTTGAAGGTGTAGGTACTGCTGGCGGAATCAGACTGTTACCACTGACACTACAAACAACAAGTACAGTTTATAGTTCTACTGTGCAGAGCTTATGGGATCAAACAACAACTACTTGGGATAGAATTGCCTGGGACGGTGATGTTCCTGGAATTAATGACAAGCATTATGTTCTACAAGCACCAGGCGCAATTAATCGCAGTGCATTTAGCCGTGTTAATGTTTGGATTCATAAAGATGCTATTCAAACAGTATGTGACTATCTTGATATTAGTTTCAATGACATTATTAATAAGACAAGTCAAGCACTACGCCCAATTATAGAATTTGATCATAGACTTGAACTTTATAATCATGGTGTTAGATATCGTGCCTGGGTTGACGCAGTTGTTGATCGTCCAACTACACTTGTACCATTAAATCCTAGCTATACTGGGCTTGATGTTTTTCTTGGACATAGTTTAACTACACTATTGGTCTATACCACATTTGGTAATATTGAAAATATATCAAATGGGACCAGCTACCTGTTTGATCGTATTATTGCAGCACTAGATAAAGCAGCCAATGCAGATGATACCGTAAGAAACCAAGGTCTTGCTGAAATCAATGAGATTATCAATGGATTTGAAAATCCTACATTGATTTCAGCAACAATTTCTCGTATATTATCAACATTAATAGCAGTACGTGATGGGAATGCTAGTCGAGTAACTGTGCGTGTACTTTGGCTTAACAATGATGCATTTAAAAATAAGATTATCACTTTTAAAACAAATGCCAGTAATGTTGTTGTAAGAATTGATAATGAATACGCAAATGACGGTGATACAACTGTAGTGCAAGAAGGCCGCGGAACGTATTCCCTACTTGAATATTATTGGAAGGATGGGCAAGCCATTGCTGCTCAGACTAGATTAACACGAATTCAAAAGCCATTGTTTAGAGTTTATGACAGAGATCAAACAGCACTAGATCGCTGGCAAGAAGCAAATGGGTTTAAACCTGACAGACTTTATTCAACTATTGCAGAATTTGTTGAAGGCACTGCACTAGATACTGAGTCAGGTTATCGTCTGACATTTTTGCCAACACAGTTTAAAATGTTGGATTCTGCATTGCCAGCAGCTAATGCCTTTTATGATATTCAATTAAAGCACACTCTGCAGGATCAAACCAGCTACATTGATTCATCGGGTGATGAACAGCTAGTTCCTGGACCATTTAGTTTTAGACGTTTGCAGTCTGTAATAACCAATCAAGATCAATCGTTAAACGACGGTCTTGGCTTTGGTTATCGTCGTGCATGGTTCCGTTTAAGAAGTTGGGCAAGCAACAGCTATGATCTTGGCACTTACACTCCAAGTCCAGCCGGAAAGATTACCATTGGTCTTGATGCATCAAGCTGGCCTACATATGAATGGAATATTAGTTTTATAAATGATCAGCCAACTGTATTACACAGCGACAATTTAGAAAAATCTGTTGACAATATTGTTGTTGCTGCAATCAATGAAAATCTAGTATTAAACACACTTGGTGTGTCCTCTGTAGAACTAATTGACACAGAAAACAACAATAATATTTTATTAACAGCTACACCTACACTAGGAAAAATAACTGTAGCAATTCCAGATGATATTAGTGCAGGTTTTTACAATCTACGACTAAATGGCAACGATGATTATATTATTAAAACACTAGTCATTAACACCAAAGCAGATCCACGTTCGCCTAAGGTTACTGTTGATGGTCTTAAAGCAGATTATGATTTTGTAGTAACAAGAGATGGTAATCACAATGTAATTTCTATGTTTGTTGAGTTTTCTATTGATACAGGTATTGCTGAAATTGCTTATCAAGGAGAATTTGTCAGCGATACTGATCATGCAACCGCACCTCCAGGAATCGAATATAATTCACTACAGGATATAAATCTTGGCACATTTGGACCAAGTCGACTAGCGGCAGGTATGTTTAAAAACATACGAGCAAATGCTATTAGTAATACAGAAGTTTGGCCGTATAGTGCTTGTCAAGCAGTGCAGTAAATTTTCTATACCAGCGCCATGAACTAAGCGAACGATTGACTAGCATTTCG